TTTTGGAATGCCTACCTATAAATGGAATTACCCAAGACCCGGCACTGCGCCGGTAATGCTCAGCCAGGAGGCGTGACATGACAAACGAGCAGCAAGCGTTAGCGGAAATGCCTATCTGGCTGGTGATCGTACTGGCCCTGATCGGCGGTGTTTCCGGCGAAATGTGGCGCGCCGACAAGGAAGGCGCCCGTGGTTGGTCGCTGTTGCGGCGCCTGGCCCTGCGTTCCGGGGCCTGCATGGTGTGCGGGGTATCAGCCCTGATGCTGTGCTACGCCGCCGGCATGTCGATCTGGACGGCCGGCGCCATTGGTTGCCTGACCGCCATGGCCGGCGCCGACGTGGCCATCGGCTTGTATGAGCGTTGGGCGGCCAAGCGCATCGGCGTCAACGAAGGCTCTGGCCGGGACCCGCAGTAACCGTTGCAAGGACGCTACTTAAATGACCCTCATCGAAAAACCTTCCCAACTCCCCCAGGCCATCAGCGAGGCGCTGCATATTGCCTTTCCGGACCTGAAGGTCGGCAATCACCAGGATTTTCAGGGCCCCGGGGATAACACCGGTGTGTTGATCACCGTCGAAGGCAATGGCCCGGGTATCCGCTCCCGTGAAGGGCGCAAGGCCCATGCCCTGGGGATTTCACTCAAGGCCATGGTCGCTCCGGGTGCATTGCCGTTTGATGCCTGCGACCTGGCCAGCCAACTGATGGACCTGGTGCTGGATAACCGCTGGAACCTGCCGCAGGCGCAATGCGATTTGCCCATCAATATCGTCGCTGCGCCCTCAATACGGGCCACCGCAGAAACGGACTACGACACCTGGGCCGTCACGTTCACCCAAACCCTCTATATCGGACCGCCGTTGCTCAACGATCCCACCGGCAAGCCTCTGTTTGCCTGCACCTGGGAAGTCACGGACATCGACGACCCCGACCAATACAAACCCCTGGCGGAGTAGCCCATGTTCGACGCGCTGTTACGCATGCAACTGGGGCCGATCATCGAGCGTCTGGCTGAAATGGAAGCCCAGCTCGAAGACCTTTATCGACGCGCTGAAAGTTTCTGCCGCATCGGCGTGTGCCAGGAGGTCGATGCCGCCAGCAACACTTGCAAGGTCAGCCACGGCGACTTGCTCACGCCGGCGATCCGGTTTTTCAACCCCAGCGCCGGTGCACAGACCGAAACCCGCATCCCTTCGGTGGGCGAGCAATGCGTGTTGCTCAACTACGGCGGCGGCGAGGGCGGGGCGCAATCGGTGGCTTTGTTCGGCTTGAACAGTGATCGTTTTCCGCCGGTTTCCAGCGTTCCGACGCTGACCCGGCGGCGCCATCAGGACGGCACCCAAAGCGACTACGACGACGCCAGCCACACCTTCAACTGGGTCAATGGCCCTACCACGTTCACCGGTTCCCGCGAACAGATCGACCTTAAGGTCGGCGCCGCCAGCCTGACGATGAGCGCCCAGAGCATCACCCTGCAAGTCGGCGGCACCAGCCTGTTGCTGGATGCCGGCGGCGCGCACTTCAGCGGCCCGGTGGTGGACCACCAGGGCCGGGTCATCAGCCCCTGATAAGGACATCCCATGATTGGAATCGATCGGAACACCGGGGCGGCCGTCGATGACTGGCTGCAATTCGTACAGCGCGCCACCCGAGCGCTGACCACGCCGTTGGGCACCCGCCAGAAGCGCCCGCTGTACGGCTCGATGATCCCGCAACTGCTCGGGCAGAACCTCGGTGACGACCTGCTGATGCTTGCCCAGAGCCATGCCGCCCAGGCGTTCTACAACCCGCAGAACGGCATCGCCGACTTCGAGCCGCAAGTCATCGTCGCCAACCGCCAGGGCGCGGGCCTGCTCTTGCGCTTCGCCGGCACCTGGAAAAACCGCAAACAATCTTTCGAGGTGGTGACATGAGCATGCTGATACCCGGCCAGAACCAGTTGGCCGAGCCGGCGATCATTGCCGTCGATGAGTTCGAACCGTTGCTGGCGGAGTTCAAGGCGTTTGTCGTGGATTACGTCGCTACGCGTGCGCCGGAAAATGCGGCCAAGCTCAAGGTCAGTCTTGAGAATGAAAGCGAGCTGTTGACGTTGGCACTGGAGGCCTTTTGCGTTCGCTTGCAAACCCACGAGCGCAAATACAACGCCCGAATCAAGCAGATGCTGGCGTGGTGGGCCACCGACAGCAACCTCGATGCCCGGCTTGCCGACATGGGCCTGGAGCGCCAGGTGCTTGATCCCGGCGATCCGGCGGCTTTCCCGCCAGTGCCGCCGACGCTGGAAAGCGACGATGACGCCCGCCTGCGTTATTACCTCGCGCCTCACGCTCCGGCGGCGGGCTCGCGGATGCAGTATCGCCGGGAGGTTTTCACCCTTGGTGAGCGTCCGTCAGTGAAAGTACAAAGCGCCACGCCCGGGGTGGTGACGGTCACTTATACCTTCGACCCGGACGGCTACGCGGCTCGGGTCAAGGATGGCAACGGCCGCCGAACTGCACCGGGTGAAGTGATGGTGACGGTCTTGGCCCGAGACGGGGATGGCACGCCACCTGCTGATCTGCTTGACGGTGTGCGCCGGCATTTCGCCCGGCCTGATGTGCGGCCGGAAACGGATCTTGTCACGGTGCAGCCGGCTCAGATCCTGCGCTACAAAATCCGCGTGGTGGCGAAGATCAACGCCGGCCCGGATTCCGGGCTGACCCAAGTAGCCGCGCAACAACTGCTGCAAACCTACGCCGAGTCTTGTCATCGCCTGGAAGGGCGGGTGGACCCGAGCTGGATCGACTACGCCATCCACTCGGCGGGCGCTGCGCAATTGCAAATCCTTGAGCCCCTGGAGCCGATCGTCACCACGGCGTTTCAGGCGCCGTATTGCACGGGTGTCGAGGTGGAGGTGCGCACGTTATGAACGAACCAAAAGGCAGCTTGCTGCCCGCCAACAGTTCGCCGTTGGAGAAGGCGCTGGACTTGGGTTTCGGGCAGTTGCTCGACCGGGTGACGCCACCCTTTCCCGCCTTGATGAACCCGCTGCTAACACCAGTGGACTTCTTACCGTACCTGGCGGCAGATCGTGGTGTTACTGAATGGAGTTCCAGTGCTCCTGAGGCTGAAAAGAGGGGCACGGTGAAGCTCGCTTGGCCGATCGCTCGCCAGTCCGGTACACGGAAAGCGCTGGAAAACGCCGCTACAGGCCTGCAGTTGGTCCCGCAGGTTCGCTCGTGGTACGAGCAAACGCCAATCGGTGCGCCTTACAGCTTCTCAGTGAGAGCGTTCACAAGCCTGGCTTACAGCGAAGAAATGGACGCTCGACTGGACCAGCGATTAGCCGCTGCAAAAAGCGAACGCGACATCCTGTCGGTCTCTGTGGGATTGAGCGCATTTGGTACCCATTCCATCGCTGCCGCGACGGTATGTGGCGAACTTACCATTGTCCATCCGATTGTTATCGACGGACTGAAAGCCGCCGGCAACGCATTCTCTGCCGCCGGCCTTTATAGCGTCGAGACGCTCACTATTTATCCTCAGAGGTTCTAAATGGCCGACTTTTATACTCTTCTTACCAATGATGGAATTGCCTACGAAACTGCCTGCAAGGCCGCTGGGCTTCCGATCAAGCTTGCACAAATTTCGGTTGGTGATGGCAACGGCGCTGTCTATAACCCGGATGCGACCGCCAAAGCATTGAAGCGCGAGGTATGGAGGGGGCCATTGAATGCCCTTTTCCAAGACGAGAAAAATCCCAGCTGGCTCCTGGCAGAGGTGACGATTCCGTCTGATGTCGGTGGGTGGTATGTGCGCGAGGCGGGTATCTGGACCGATAACGGCGTGTTGTACGCCATCGTCAAGTACCCGGAGTCGTTCAAACCCGTACTGGCGACATCTGGGTCGGGCAAAGAGTTTTACATCCGTTCGATTTTCGAAACGAGTAATGCGTCCCTGGTGACATTGTTGATTGATGACACCGTCGTCAAGGCAACTCGGGCGTGGGTCGTTGATTATCTCGGCGACGAGCTGGCCAAGCTTGATAGCAAGCAGTCGGTTCGTGTGGCGGCTACGGCAAATATCGTCTTGAGTGGCGCGCAGCAAATCGATGGGGTTGCAGTGATTGCTGGCCAACGCGTACTGGTCGCAGGTCAGACGTTGGCGAAGGACAACGGTATTTATATTGTTGCCAATAGTGCCTGGTCGCGCTCGATGGATGCCAGCTCCAGTCAAAGAGTCTCTCCTGGACTTAGCGTCATTGTTGAAGAGGGCGCTGCCTATGGAGGCTCTTTGTGGCAGTCGGTCAGCAAAGGGGTTATCGCGTTGGGCTCCACCCCGCTGGCATTCGAGATGCTGGCGGGAAGGAGTGGTGTTCAGGCGGGCACCTACAAAGTCCTGACTGTCGACAAATATGGTCGAACCATAGGCGGCACGAACCCTGGAACGTTGGCTGAGATGGGCATCAGGGATGCCTATACGAAAGATGAAATTGCGTCGATGTTCGGGAAACTGACCGATGAGTCGAAGTTGCCCCTAAAAGGCGGAACTATGACTGGCGCAATCAGCGCAGAGTTTTCTGGCATGGGAGGGGCTTTTGTCGATTGGCAAAAACGTATCCCCGCCCTCCAGATTAACTGTCCGATCAACTCGTATAGTTACTCTATTTGGAAGGGGACGATGTGGGGGGAACGTCATCTGGCGTCCATGGATGTTTACTCTGGTGGTACTTCGACCTCGCTCCCGGTAGTAGCACTTCATATGGGGGCTGTGCCGAGCGCTTTCCTATTTGAAGGCCAAGGTAACTTGACCATCAAGGGCGCCTACCTCGGCGAGGGTAGCCAACTCCTAAACCTTAACGCGAACGCCCTGACTCAGGGGACCGTACCTGCTGCACGACTGCAAGGTTCCTACAATATTGATGTGTCCGGAAACTCCGGAACAACCTCCCGGCTGGCGACTCCACGCCAAATCAATGGTGTGTCATTCGATGGCACGGCCAACATCGCGATTTCCGACAACTCCAAGTTACCCACCACGGGTGGCTTGATGTCAGGCACCGCCAGCTTTGAGCTACCTGACATGGGCGGGGGATTTGTCGCATGGCGAGGCCGCTCTCCGGCTGTGCAGATCAATGCGCCGGCAAACTACTTGGCATACCTGGTGTGGCGGGCAACGTGCTGGAATGAGCGACACCTAGCGGCAATGGAGGCTTATTCCGGCGGAACCAGCACCTCGCCGCCACAGGTCGTCACTCATGTGGGCGGCACGAATAACGCCATGACCCTTACCGAAGGGGGGCATTTGTCGATCTCAGGCATCTATAGCGGCAACGCCGCCGGCCTGACAAACCTGCCGCCGGCCACAGCCGACGTGCCGGGAGCCGTGCTTAAAAATACGGCCTCACTTGGGCCCAATGGTTGGTGGAAGTGTGCCCAGACGGGAATGATCAAGCAGTGGGGAATTACCTTGGGCGCTTCGGATACCGTCACCCATCGCAGTTTTCCTATCGCGTTCCCCAATCGGTGTGCATCGCTTGTAGCAAGCCGGACGAGTCTCTTTTACTCCGATGCCGCAACGGGCACTAATACCTTGATCGTCAGCAATACGCAGTTTTCGGTTATTTCCGGGCCGTTCAACTCACCTGATGATATTTACTGGGAAGCCACAGGCTACTGACTATGACGATTTTCTTTCATGCCCAAACATTAGGTTTTTACGATACCCGAGCCCATGGCGAGCGGACACTTCGGATCCCCGATCCGACGTGGGAAAGGCCTATGGTCAACATTCCGGATCCCGCTTGGGAAGTTGATCCCAACGCCCCTGAAGCGCAACGGCCTACCGTTGGCATTGCAGATGTCACGGCAGAACCACCCTTGATTGAAGTGGCAAATCCGGACTGCTGCCTGCCGCTCGCAGGAGAGCTGCGGGAAGTCAGTCTTGAAGAGTACCAAGCACTTTTCGCAGCTCAAGCCTCTGGCAAAGTGATCGGGGCCGATGGTAATCGCCCCATTATTTTGGAACCGCCCGAATTGACGTGGGAACAGCGCAAGCTTGAGTGTGTTGCGGTAGTTCGGGCGTTTCTGGATCAGACGGCCAAGTCCGCAGGATATGACGATATCAAGAATGCGATTAGCTATGCCGATGAGCCGGCAGTACCGCGCTTTCAGGCTCAGGGCCAGGCCTTCCGTTCCTGGCGGTCGCTGTGCTGGGCTTACTGCTATGAGCAGTTTGATGCCGTCGAGCAGGAGACGCGCGAGGTGTTCAGTCCGCAAGATCTCGTTTCTGAATTACCACAACTAGCACTTCCTTAAAAAGAGCGTTAGCAGATCGCCTAACGGCCCCATGTTCCATTCTCGTGACAGTCACACAAAACCGCCTTGGCGGTTTTTTTTTCGCCTGGAGATCCACCTATGGCCAATCGCCAAACCTACACCGTCCTCATTCCATTCCCCACCGGCAACGGCCACTGGTCTACCGCCGGCGAGGAACTGGAACTGCTGGACGTCGAAGCATCCGCCCTGCGCACCGCTGGCCGCCTGGAACTGACCAGCGTCCTCAACTCCACCCCGAAGAAGGCTGACTGATCATGGCTGAGGTTTTGAACTTCGAGCACAACGGCATCACCGTGAACGCCACCGAATCCCCCGAGGCCATGGGTGGCCTGGGCGATAACGTCATCGGCCTGGTGGGCACTGCCCCCAACGCCCATGCGTCGATTCCGAAAAACGCCCCGTTCCGCATCAACAGCTTCACCACCCAGGCGCTGCTGGACCCTACCGGCGCTGAAACCGGCACGCTGTTCCACGCCGTGTACCAGATCCTCAAAGTGGTCAAGGTGCCGGTCTACGTAGTGATCGTCGACGAGGGCACCACCCCGGCCGACACCATCAATAACGTAATCGGCGGTGAAGAGCCGGTCACCGGCCGCAAACTGGGCCTCGCCGCCCTGGCCAGCGTCCCCGAAGACCTGACCATCATCGGCGCCCCGGGCTTCACCGGCACCAAGGCAGTGGCCGGCGAATTCGCCTCCTTCGGCAAGCGCATCAAGGCCCGCGTAGTACTGGACGGCAAGGACGCTACCGTCGCCGACCAGGTGACCTACAGCGGCGAACTGGGCGGTGCCGACCTGGGCTTCGA